GCCTCTTTGCTCTTGTCATCCCAGTCAACGCGCAGAAGGGCTGCCTCTGCGTCAGCGATGGTGGCGGCTGTCTTAGTAACCTTGGGCATTGCGACCTCCTTAGGATGGCTGATTGGTGCCTGTACGACGATTGTAGGAGCAGGTGCAGGTGCTCTCGCTGGTGCTACCACAGGCACCTCGGTGACCTTGCCTGGATGCGTGACGATCACTACGCACTTGTAGTCGGCTCCAGCCTGCTTGACCTTGACCTTGGATGAGGCGATGGCGCGTAGCTGCGCCTCAGTGACCTGCACGCCGAACTGCTCAGACTTCTTGCGATCATCTCGCGTCGGACATGCCCACTGCCAGCCGAGATCCTGCGACCAGCCTGCGCTGGTCATGTGGCCGTAGCCTGCCTTGACGATCTTTGGATCGGTCTTGTTCCAGTACGACTTCCAGACCTCGTGCCACTTTGAGATCTTGACGGCAGGGTCGTAGCCAACTGCCTGTTGCACCCAGATGATCAGCGCGGCGCCCTGCTTGCCTGCCTCCATTGCATCTGCCCACGACTTCGCTGGTCGAGCGGAGCCGCCGAGCACCTTGACGGTCTTGATCAGTTCTGGGAGTGATGAGCCGTTATCCGAGACGCCCTGCTTCTCTTTCCTGCCGGTGGCGGTCGCCTTTGCCGCGACGCCATCTGCCGCGCTGAAGTCAGCGGTGTAGCCAGACGCCCACGACACGGCCGCAGCCGCGCTGGATGGTCCGCAGTCATCTAGGATTGCGCCCTTCTTCTTCTGCGCCTCTGCGTCTGAATAGAGCTGCGACTTGACTCGGTACTGCACGACTACCCTCCGATCTCCTTCTTGACGTGGACTGCGACGGCTCGTGCCGCAGCCTCAAAGCCGAGTGCTGCACTGATCGGATGACCCTCAGTCACTCCCTCGGCGTAGTAGTTGCCATCGTCAGCGAGTTTCCAGAGTGTGCCGCCGAAGGCGCTGTTGTTCTCATTTGGCACGAGTGCGACCCACTCGCCAGGAGCGGTGTCAACGCGAGTCCAGCCCTGCCCTGCGATCTCCTCGATGTGATCGGTGGCGTTCACCATTACTCCCTCCACCTGAGCGGTCCTGTGACAAGCCAGATCAGCGTCAGCCCACCAAAGAGCCACGCCATCGTCTCCTGCGTTGAACCCTCTGGGAGTACCACGACGGCGAACAGGAGACCAAGCACGGTCCATGCGCCGCCTACGAGATCCACGATGATGCGGTTGATCACTTGTTCACCTTCCTTGATGCGGTTGCGGCTGCAGCGACAGCGGCGCTCGCAACTTGACTGATGACAATGGCGACTGCTACCGGTGCCGCCTTCTCCTTCTCGGCAGGAGATAAGTCCTTGCCAAGATTGGCGACGCGACCGATAGTCGCGTCCACTGCACTAGAAACAGCGGCAGCGATCTCGGCAACAGTCTCGTCAATGATACTTGGTGGAGCCGTTGGCTCTGGCGTCGGCTCCACGCTCGGTTCTACACTTGGCAGAGGGGACTGTGTCGGCTCAGGAGTAGGAACAGGAGAGGGATCAGGAGTAGGGGAAGCTGACGGAGTAGGAACTGGCGTCGGCTGAGGCGTGGCCGTCGGCTGTGGTGTGGCAGTCGGTGTTGGTTCTGGGGTCGGCGTTGGTGTTGGCTCAATGCTTGGCTCCTCGCTTGGAGTCGGCTCCGGCGACGGTGTCGGCTCAATGCTTGGTTCAATAGATGGTGACGGCTCTGGCGTTGGAGATGGCGACGGCTCCACAGATGGCTCTTCACTTGGAAGTTCGGATGGGATCGGTGGTGGCGACGCCACAGGCGGCGTCGGATCTAGCACGAGCGGCAGATTGGTGAGCAGCTCGTAAGAACCTCCTGTAGGGAACGGCTCCTCTGGATGCATGCAGCCTGTTGAGTTGCATGGTCCGAAGCGCCCTGCGCGCAGCCGATAGAAGCCTGCCTCTAAGGAGATCTGGATCAGCGAGGCGTAGGAGACACCGTCGTCATCACTGGAGGCGATGATCGAGCCTGCCGCGTTGTAGAGCCACAAGGCAGAGTCCATGAAGTGACCTGCAGGTGGCGGCGAGCACCAGAGCACGGCTGGCTCGTCGCAGAGCAGGGTGCGAGCGGTGAAGATCGTAGGCTCGGTGACCACCACGAAGTAGTCCCTCGTCTCAGTGACCGTGCGGCTGATCTCGCCATCGGCGCCGCGCACGAGTGGTAGGAAGAGCAGGGTGCTAAAGATGATGCCCAGAAGTGGGAACGCGGCGCGCTTCACTTAGTGAGCAGCGATGCAAGTAGTGGCACCAGCACGCTGAATAGCAGCGCGGCGATGACCACCAGACCTCCCTTGATTCTGTCCACGTCAGATCGGACCTCGTCCAGCTTGCGAGAGTGCGCGTCCATGCGCTCGATCAGATTGTCAATCTGGCGCGGTGTCATGCCTCCTCCAGCGCCTTCAGGCGATCTTCAAGGTTGCTGACTCGGTGCCAGAGCGCCGCGATCAGGGCCGTTGGGTCAATGGTCTCAGGCTTCCCTTCGGCGTCGTAGCCGACCGCGTGCGTCAAGCCGGCATCGTGAATCTCCTCTGCGATGAAGCCGAGGCGCGTTGCGCCGTTCTCATCCTCAATGGTTGACTCATAGTGGCGTGGCTTGACTTTGCGCGCTGCGTCAAGCACCACCTCATCCGCATCAACAATGTTGGTCTTGTAGCGCGCTGAGGATGAGTTGCGGCGAAGTTGATAGTTCGTGCCAGATACAAGCACCCAGATTCCTGCGCTTGATGTCTGCGTTGTGGTAGCAGGTGTGTCGTGCCGTAATCCGTTTGTGCCAGAGAGAGAAATGTTTGTTGCGGCAAGCGCAAAATCACTTTTTAGAAGACCTGCGCTTGCGCGGTACAAGTTCAGGTCGCGCGCTCCACCTGCTCCCCACTCCATCGCTCCGTTGGAGTAAAGCGCAAACCGTGCGGTTGCGTCTCCAGTTGCTCGTGCGGTCAACGCCTCATCCAATGCTGAGGCTCGTTCGGTGGCAATCAAGCCAACCACTTGAAGCGAGTCATCGGTCTTTAGCGTGTTGGCGGCAGAGCGGTAGAGGTTGGTGTCTCCTCCAATGGTTAGCCCTGAACCAGCCGTCGTGCTTGTAATGGTGATCTGATCGGCACCACCGCTTGTGTCATCCACAACAAGGTTTCCTGTTTGCACCAAGACCGCATCAATGCCGGTGCCAGCGTCGCTGCTAATGAACGGAGAGGTAACGCTCACAGCGGCAGAACTGATTTGGAGCTTGCCATAGCCAGCAGTTAGCGATGTTGGCATATCCGTATCAACAGATGTGATGCCGTTGGCCTTCCACATTGCACCTGGACCATATGTCGCTGCGTCAACTCGATCTGCTACTAGAATCATCGGTTGACCAGGAATCAGCTTGACCTCATACAGATCAATCACATAGGACGATGCGTTAGTCGTTGTTGCCGCTACTTGAATGACGATTTGTGCATACGCAGCGTCTGCTGGGGCATTCAATCGCTCAGTATTCGCAATGAAGAGCCCTGTGCTTGTATTGATGAAATCAGCAAAATCGTATGTGCGCGAGATAGCAGTTCCTGTATTGGTCTGATCTGCTTTCAGATATTGCAAAGAGATCACTAGGTCACGAGTTGTGATATTGCTCGATCCTCCGGCAGTGACTTCTAACGAATAGGCGTAGGCTCTGTCTCTTGTTGCCGCGATAGGAACATTGCGAAAAATCAACGCCGATTTACTCGCCGTATTTGCCGCAACAGTCCAGCGAAGAATGTTCCCTGATCCAGAGCCAGAATCCGAGACGATGGCGCAAGTGATCGCTCCTGCGCTGCTATCAGTGAAGGTCCAGTACGGCAGAGGGTTCTCTTCGGTGATCGTGTCGCCTGCTGCATCCGGCGGAATGGCGAAGTCGCCGTTGGCAACTCCAGCCTGAATCTCTCGGAGTGCAGCTGGACCAAAGAGCAGCGAAGTTGCGCCGTCGCTCGATGTGCTGACGAGCGGTGCGCCCTTGTCTGCGTTGACTCCACCCTCAAACGCGCCGAAGCCTTCTAGGTTCGTGCCGTACTTACCCATCTCTTACTCCCCTGCAATGAGTCCGCGAAGACCCTTGACGTATTGCCGCCTGAAGTCTGCCTGCACTTCGTACTCGACTTGATACGAGCCGCCACCCTGCGCGAAGGTCATGGTGACAGTGGCGATGTACAGGATGGTAGCCGAGAGATCAAGAGCCGGTGCAGTCAGCTTGACGTACTGACCAGGCAGCCACGCCTTGATCAGGGTGTAGGTCGCTAGGGCGGTCAAGGCGTAGCCCTGCGTCAGGCCGTACTCCCAGTCTGGGTTTGACGTCTGCGCGAGATCTGCGCCGCCGATCAGGAATGAGACGCTGCGAATCGGCTTGGCACGTGAGGTGAAGGTGGACCGAGCGAGCGCTCCAATCTTGACGCCTCTGTCGCCCTTCTTGGCAACCTTCGGAGCAGAGAACACCTCGTGCGCCAGTGGTCCATTTCGGCTTGCCAGTCCTGCTCCTGTTCGGCTGTATGTGCCGGTGTAGGTTCTGAAGTAGGGATCGTTGGTTGGCGCTGTTGGATAGGTCTGGTTGGAGTCGTAGCGAGCGAAGGTTGAGTCAGCCTGTACGAAGATCGCCTTCACGACCTGCGTGTGGTCAAGGTTGACCGACAGATCGCGTGAGAGCAGGCGCGTGACAGAGGCTGCGCTACCGACCTGCACGCTTGCAGGATCGGTGACGATCTCGGCAGGAGCATTTGCGTATGTTGGCGCGACTTCCTTTGGTCCGTAGTTTAGGCGACCATCTCCGTCAATCCAGTATCTGTACTGCACGTCAGCGGAGCCGCCTGCTTCCTCTGCGACCTGATCGAGTGCGCTCTGCAGGGTGGTCGCCTTGAAGCTCTGCTTGCCGATGGTCTGAGCAGTGCCTGTGTAGATGGCGCGAGTCACTCCACTGATCACAGCCGTGTTCAGGAGCTGCCGCGTGGTGGCGTCGTTGACCTGCGTGTCAACGCGCTTGAGCAGACCGTTGATGATGTCGCGGTCAGTTGACGAGTCGTTGCCGATCGTGAATGAGTCGACAAGGGATGACGCGCTGATGCCTGTCTTGCCATTGCGGATGATGGTGCGAGTCAGCCACTCATCGGCATCTGCGACGGTGACGCTCGCACGCGAGCCGAGGCCGTTCTCCAGCATCGTGCCGGTGATGTTGGTGATGAATCCGAGGAAGAGCGGCGTGGTGGCGCTGTAGCGGCTGTCAAAAAACTGGACGCGAGCATTGTCGTAGACGTTCCCTGACTTCCACCAAGGTCCTCCACCAGGCGTCTTCCTCTCGATGACGTCAAAGCTCATGGAGCCGCCGTCTCCGTCTCCAGAGAGCGTGAGCGAGAGTGACCCCAGCTCGACGTACGGCGTGTCTAGCGCAGACGGAGCAGGGAGGTCCAGAAGGTTGGCGCCGCTGTCAACTCCAGCGATGATCAGGCTGAATGGGTTTGCCACTTAGCGCCCTCGCCGAGGTCCTGGTCCGATCCTCTTGATTGAGTCGGCAACGACCGTGTCGACTTTGCCGGTGCCGATGGTGACTGGGATGATGTAGGTGCTCGTCATTGCGCCGCCACCGCCGCCGCCTCCTGCGTTCGTGGCGTTCACAAACGAGCTGCCGCCGTAGCCAGCGTTAGCCGCTGCCGCGCTGAGAGCCTGCGCCGCACCACTGCCTTTGCCGATGCCGATGAGCTTCAGACCGAACACAATGGCGTCGATCAGAATCTTGATGGCGGTGAGGGTGGCTTTTAGTGGGAAGAAGGCGATGTCCAGAAGGCTGATTGACTCTTCGCCTGTGGCAAAGACCGCAAACAGTTCGCCAACAGAGTCAACGAGCGGTCGGATGTAGTCGTCCACAAGACCACCCACGATCGGTCCGAGGGTGTCCATCAGGCCCTCAAACGCAGGCAAGGCAGTCTCTGTCAGGAAGGTCAGCGCCTCGTTGAGCATCGGCAGCAACTTTGCGCCGAAGTTCTCAATGGCTTCGTTGAAGCGAATCTGCGCCGCCGCGAACTTGCCACTCGTGCTGTTGGCGACTTCCTCAGCCACGCCAAGATACTTCTCATCAGCGATTCGGAGAATGTCTTTGAGCTTGGCGCCCTTCTCCACCTGGATGCCAAGTTTCAGCAAGCCACGAGTGCTCCCAGCCGCGCCACGACCCAGCGCTGTCATTACTTCGCTGAGTTCCATGCCAGTTGCTGCAGCAATGTTTGCGGCCGTGGCATTTGCTGCAAGCAGTTGCTCTTGATTCTTGAAGAATCGTGAGCCGACCTCTAGACCATCACGCACCTGATCGTCGGTGAATCCGAGAACCTGCATCGCCTTGATCTGCTCGTCAATCTTTGGAGCAAGTTGATCAAGCTGGAAGCCACGCGCCTTGAGTGCGGCGTTGAGTCGGATCGTCTGCTTCTCATCATCGGCTGCAGCCTTGACTGCATTGAATGCGAAGGCGAGGAGTGCGGCTCCGGCTGCGATGGCGGCCGCACCGATTGCCTTGAATGCAGTGCCTGCCGTGCGGCGCAGTTTGCCCATTGAACTGCCGACCTTGCCCAGCGGACCTGTGGCGGCATCCTTTGCCTTTACGACGAAGTTAGCGGTCTGGTTTCCAGCCATCAGCGTTGATTCCCTCTCTTGAACTTCAAGATGGTATTTCGGAATGGCTCGTCATTGAGGAACGACGAGATGGTCTTTGAGTACGATTCTACGGCTCGGTCAATGTTGGTCTTGCGCTTCACCACATCGTCAACGAATGGTCGAGCCTTGACCGGCTTGACGGCGACGATGCCGTTCCGTGTGGTGCGTCGGCTTCCAGTTCCACCCACGACCAGCCAGCCATAGAAGACGCCGTTGCGACCACCCTTGATTCCTACCACGGCGGCTGGGTTGTTGAACCGTGCCTTGCGTGCCTTGATCTGCTTCTGCAGGTTGCCAGTCTCGCCCTTTGGAGCCTTGTCTTTGATCGGCTTCTGGAGCGTGCGAGCTGCGTTCAGTGTGGCGAAGGTCATGAGGCGCTTGAAGGCGCTCGGATTGGAACCCTTCAGGAAGCCGATCCGAAGTTGATCGTAGTTCCTGTCGAACTTCCCCTCGATTACGACGCCACTTGCCATCATTTCCCTTTCGGCTGCATTTCCGTATGGATTGTCCATGCGAGCAGCACCTGATCTAGCGGTAGGCTCGCCACTTCATCTGGCCACATGCCGAACTTCTGACCCAGAATGTGGAACATGATCTCTGGTGGCACCACAACCGATTGACCGATTGCGAGGCGCCGTGCAGCGAGCCTTACTTGGGGTCCGCTTGGTTCCCTTTGCCCCACTTCTCCATCGTCTGCGTCAGTGCATCCACCGGAGCGTCCAGCACATCGTCGCAGGGATTGCCATCAAGCCCCTTGAAGTTGTGGCTGAGGACCATCTTGGAGAACGCCTGCAGCGCTCTGCCTGCGTTGCCTGACTCTAGATCGAGCAGGATGCGCGCTGAGACGTTCTTGCGAAGCTCTGCGTGCCAGCCTGCGAACTCACCCTCTAGGGTGATTAGTACGACGTCCATCTTGCCCTCCTACGTGCGCCCTACGGCGCTGCTATTACGGCGCTGCGCTCAGTGGTGAATCAACGACGATCTCAAGCGACTTGCCTGAGGTCGTGTCATACGCCAGTCGGCAGGTGACCTCATTGACGATGAGGCCGTCCTGATCCGACGAGAGCGGAACGATGTTCTCGATCTCCCATGAGCCGAGAATCCACACGCCGTAGCTGTCGGACGTCGTGCCGAAGAGTCGCAGATACTTCTGCGTGGCAATGTCCGTGATTGGGAAGGTCGTTCCAGCGGCTGAGTTGCTCGCCACCGTCAAGGTGAGCGTCGCATCCAGCGAGCCGGTCAGCGCGGCCGTTGCAGCGGTCAGGCTGCCATCGAGCGCTGTGATCATGCCCACGCCAGTTGAGATCGTGAGGCTGAACGCGGTGATCGACGTGTAGTCGGTCGCGCCACTGCCTGCCTTGTCTGGGAAGTTTGTGTCGGTGCTCAACTTCAACAGACGGCCAGCGAGCATCGGTTGCGCTGGGAGCGCCGTTGGGAAGGCGAGTGCGGATGTTGCTGCAGTCGTTGCTGCGAAGGTTGCGCCAGCCTGGAGCAGACCGTTCGCGTCAGCCGAGAAGGTGATCTCTGTTGGAGCTGCGTCGCGCACGAGATACTTCTGCACGCCATCCTCAACGAGGAACGAGTAGAAGACGAGCGTGTCAACGTCGCCCTGTGTTGGCGACCACGTCCATGTGTATGGACCAGCGCCAGTGACGGCTGCGCCGACTGCGTCAAGAATCAGTGGAAGGGTTCGCATGGATGCAGGACCCTCGGCGATTGTCAACACAGGCTGCCTGCCGGTGATTGTTGGTCGTGTTGCCTGGATTGCAGTTCGCTTGCCAACTGAGGTGGTCTCTCCGAGGTCAACGGTCACGCCGAGGTCGAGCGCACCTGTGGTCTCCGTGAAGAGGATCTCGCCGGTGGCGGTGCCGATTGCGGCCGCAGTTCCGAACGCGGACTGCGACGAGGTAGCGATTCGCGTGAGAGCCTTTGCGCCGTAGCTTGGCATGTCCTGTTCTCCTTGCTCTACGCGGTGAAGGTCACGGTATCAAAGACCGTCACTTCCGCATCTGCTTCAACCGTCAGATAATCCTGATCGGCATAGGTATCTGTGCCGAGTCTAGTCGCAGTGACTGCGACCTGCACGGCATTTCCACTAATCGTCACGGCGCCATCAAACGCCGTCCGTAGCCACGTGCGCCACGTGTAGAGGTCACGGTATTTGTCCTCCATCCGAGGGATTGGCAGGAGGTAGATGCGGACGGCGACCGTCAGGACGGTGCTGCGATTGCCGTTGCCGACGGTGATTGCATCGTCGCCAGGGAAGAGGACGGCACACGGCACGACTGGCAGGTTCTCTGGTGGCGTGGCGTATGCCTTGCGGAGTGTGTATCCGGCAGGATCAGTGACTGCCTCCAGACGAGTTGCGAGTGCGTCAAGGATCGTCAGGTAGTTCATCGAGCCAAGCCGCTGCGCTTCCGATACGGCTCAAGGATGAGTGCAGCCTCTGGGTGCAGTGCGCGTGCCTGACGGAGGATGCCGCCGAGGTCTGCCGATCCGATCACGCCGAATGGCGAAGTGCGCGATGACCAGACTGCTCCAGCCTGGATGATTGCCGACTGCACGACGGCGGCTGGGACGCTAGGGAAGCCGAACACGCCGACCACCTTGACGCCGATGTAGACATCCTTTGGGAAGTTGCGCGGCCATGAGACGCTCGTGTCAATCTCGGTGTATGGGAAGCCGTCAAGTGCGGAGTTCACCGGAGCGAGTACGAAGTCGGTGCCAGCGGTCCACGTGGTCTCATAGGTTCCGTTGGCGTCATCGTCGGTCTGCAGCGTGGTGACGCTGACAAGATCGTCGGTCAAGACGTACTGATAATCCTCAGCGGTGTAGTACCGCGTCTCGCTCGCTGTGCCGAAGCCGGTCTTGCGGTCGCAGTACAGGTCGATCAGCGTGTCGGTTGCATCGAGTACGTTCTGAAGCGCCGTGTCATCCGTGCTGTCGGTAATGCCGACTGCCGCCTTGAACTGCGCGAGAGTTGCGTAAGACATTTAGCGACCTCCAGATTGCATAGTCATGAGCGATTGCGTTGATGATGCGACTATACCGTAGAGCTTGTCAGTCTCGGCAAGCCAGAACTGTGCGGTCTCGCCTTTGTGCAGTTCATATCCTGTTGCCGTAGTCACATTGCTTGGTCCGACAAAGATCGTGTTGCCGCCGGCTGGTGCGTGAAGGTAGAGCCACGATGCGCCAACCAAGCCAGTCGCAATCAGCGTTGGGCTGGTCGTAATCGTGACCGTGGTGGCAGATAGGCTCACGCCTCAGGCTCCACGATCTCAGACACGCTGAGGGCCTCTACAGGCACGGTGGCTGTCTTGATGGTTGACTTGACTGCAGCGCG